ATTTGGAACTCCAAATACTATAACTCCAAAAACAGCAAACTATAATGGATCTAGTAATTTCCGTGAGACTTCAGGATACCAATTCACCATCGGAGATGTTAGAACTATGTCAAGCTTTACTGCTGTTGGCATTAATACACCGGCTGCAACTTCTTTAAATGGCACAGTAACAATAGGGACTAATGTATCAAAGACGGTAATTGGTACTACATTAAATATGACTGCGACAACGATAAAATCATTTTTTGGTTCAAGCACATCTTCTACTTTAAGTACAATACTTACTATAGTAGGACGTGATTCAGGCGCAAGAATAACAATACCAGTAACAATAAAACAAAGCTAAAAACAAGATAAAATATGTCTTTTTCAACACTAGCATCTACAGATTTCGTAGTAAGTTCAGACTCAGTAATAGCGCCAGCATGGCCTTCAGGTCTTCCAACCCTGATAAATACCAGTATGATTACATCGTCAACTGCACCATCTCCAGCGGGTCAATTCTACCTTGATGTGTATAATAGCGCACTTACGGGATCAACTGCGCAGAGAGTATTCTCAATTGCATATGGTAACGTATTAGGCTCAGGATCGAGAGCATATAATACGCTAGTGCCGGGTATGTCTCCATCAAGGACTACTTACGGGCAATATAGGAATCTTGTATATGCTGACGAGACTGCAATGTTTGACTTCGGTTCAGGGTCTTCTGGAAAACAGTTCATTGCTATAAATGTAGACAGGAATATGTATAAAGAAAGTCTGTTTCCTGGTAATTTAAAATTGAGTTTAGGGGATCTTGCTGGCCATAAAATAGACCTAACAGATGATAGTAAAGATGTAATGAATAATAATACCCCTGTTACTTATTTAGACTGTGGACGAGTATTTAATATAGTTAGCGGGTCTTATGGATCGGCAACAACATCTACGGCAGGGTCTGCAACAAAGGGGTGGACTAAATCGGGCTCTTACGGATTCTTCCTTCCGGACATTGGCACTATACTACTTAATGCAGATGCGTTGGCTCTACCATATGTGTCTGGTGGTGTAAATATTAGCTGGGATACTTCAAGTATATCTGCCACTCCGAGCTCTTCCTTAAATAACGTGAAGCTGTATAACTCAATGGTCAATGGTACATGTTTTCAGCTTAACTCTCAGGAGACTATCTCTGCTAATTATGTATTTGTACGTGTAGGTAACCAAGAATATAACTACAGCAACAACCCATCTTTCTTATCAGGATCTAGCGGCCAGTTGATATACCCTACTTTGGTTAATAGTCCACAAACATTCCCTACTACTGTAGGCCTCTACAATACTAATGGAGATTTACTTGCTGTGGCAAAAATGAGTAAACCGCTAATGAAAGATTTTACGCATGAGGCACTTATACGTGTCAAGCTAGATTGGTAGTCAATGAGTTATAAAGCTTACTTAAATTAATAAATGGGCCGCGCATACAATACACTTAAAGCTTCGGATGTAACTGTTACTCCCATAAAGCTAAAATATAGCGCGAGTTATTCAAGCTCTTCGCTAAGTTCTAGTGGCATCACTATAAATGCTGCTATGAATGGACCTATGTCTCCTACTGGTAGTTATCCCAATTCTTTTTTACTATATAGGTCTGTAAGAAGTATGTTCTATATGCAGTACATTTCCGGTTCTCTTTTAGGATCAGGAAGCGGATTTGAATACTACCCGCAATCTACAGCCGCATCTGGAACTTTAGACGATGATTATAGGTATTTTCCTACAGAGTCAAATGCACAAGTGACAGTCATTTCTATACCAAGGCAGTTATATGGAGAGAATATAGCTAAGACTAGTTTCCGCATGTCATATACATCAAGTTATAATCTTGTAGATGATGGTAATGGTAATATTATAGATACATCTGCAAGCAATGCTCAAATTGGAAACTTAATATATCCTATGGGTCTTGCTATCATAACTTCTAAGACATATCAGAATGTGACTACTTATCCATTTACTATGTCATTTCAAGCAGAATCTACAATATATCAAAATGAAATTCGGTGCCATATAAATGAGAACGAATTTAATTACTCTACAAACCCATCGACAATACTATCCTCTAGTCTTGGTACTTTATATAATAATATAACTGGATCAGATTTCAGCCCATACGCAACTACGATAGGATTATATAATGCTCAAAATGAACTTTTAATAGTGGGTAAATTTGGCACTTCATATCCTATTCCTAGACATACAGACGTAACATTTACAGTAAAATATGATACATAATGAATTGGTTATTAGAGAATATAGAGATTAAGAGTGTAGATCAATTCCCAGTAGGCACTGTAGGATTTGTATATAAGATTACTAATATTGCAACAGGGAAATTCTATATTGGAAAGAAAATCCTTGAAAATAAACTAAAGAAAATTCTTACAAAGAAAGAACAGTCTGAGTGGGTTAAACCTGGTCGTATTCCAAAGAAGAAAGTTGTAATTAAAGAGAGCAATTGGCTTGATTATTGGGGAAGTTGTAAGCCTCTAGTAGAAGATATAAAGTACATGGGAAAAGATAATTTTAAAAGAGAGATAATTAAAGTCTGCTTTAGCAAGAAAGGCTTAAGCTATTGGGAAACATATTACCAATTTGAATATAAAGTTTTGCATGTAGATAGTTATTGTGAAAATATACTTGGGAAATATTTTAGAAAAGATACTCAATAGTTCATATTTATAAATGCATACAAATCTAAATAAAAGTATTCATGGCAATAATAACCTCAACATTTAGTCTACAAACCAGCACACTACTCCCCGACTCTATAGTATTATCAGCATACGCTACTAATATAGTTAATTATGATGCTGATTATATATCTGAAATTATAAAGCCAAATAGTAAAACTACTATATACAAATCCAATATTTCAAAAGGTACGGTATATATATACATAAAGTCTAAAGATACTAATGATGCGAATATAGAAGTATATATTACTAATTCAGCAGGTACAGAGATAAAAGCGATGACGCTCATTTCTGGAGACTTTGCATGGTTTCCCCTAGCATCTGACTTATCTGGAGCTACAGTTAAGGTACTTAGTCTTTCAAAATCAAATACAGCTAATATAGATTATTTCTTTGGGGAACGTGGCTCGTATCCCACTACTACTGTTTTAAATAAAGTAGCTTTACCTGCAAATCCAATAATTATATAATAAAACATAAATAATGGGAACATTTTCAACAAATATAAACATATCTACTAATGATGCATTACCTATTATACTAAACTCTAGTGCAATAAATAACTATGCCATTGACGGAAATTATTCGGAGTATGGTAAATTAGTGCTATCTGCGGGGACTTATATGGCGCTTTCTACAGAAGATTGCGGTCCAAGGGGGGCACTTGTCTACGCACGATCACTTATCTATAATGCCCCCGGTACTGCAATAAAACTCTACGTAAGTACTGATTTTTATGTATCAGGAAGTGAGTACTATCCTATATCTGAATCTATACAGAGCTTTGCAACACTGTACCCGGGAGATACTGCAACCCTGCCGATTACTCCACAACAAAAAGGACTAATCGCATCTGTTACACAAGATAGTGCTACGCTAGATTATTATATAGGAGATCGTGGTGGGGAATATGGACATAACGTTAGCGTAAGGGTATCGGATAATACTAATTACGAATATTTTATAATGGACACTGAATTGGGAGAAACAACTCCAATGATTGACACAGGACTTGCAGTAGCAGATTGGACATACTCAAATACTTACATAGTAAATAATAAGGGTTATATATATGAATTTACTACTATCGGCGCATAAGAGTTATATTTATTATTACAAAAAGTAAACAACAATGGCTTTAACACAATATAAACCAGTATTTGTAAACACTAGAGGGGAGATGGTAAGTTCTTCTATGCAAACTATGTTTAATGGAAATATAGTCAATGAATCTAATTTAAACTTCCACGGATATGCTTACTTTTACACATACATGAGCGGTAGTGAAGTAACTTACTTTGATGGCGATAATGTCTATACCCACACCTTCACTGGGTCTACTAGCGTAACAATAGATAATAATTACGATGAATGTAATAATGTTGGATGTTTTATAGCATATGTCACAGATTATAATGGGGTTGAGGGGGATTACGCCACTGTGCTTATAAATAAGGATAAGGTTTATGTTCTTAATGTGCTAAATAGCTCTACATATTTATATGCTAATAGCTTTGTTTACAATTATGCTGAGTTTATATTTACTTCAATATACAATGATGATAATTCTATATACGAAACATTTCAATTCTGGGACATAAATGGTAATCTAATAGAGAGCATAGATGTTTCTAGTTATAATTTTGATACAGTAGAGAGGTATTTCTATGGAACAGGGAAGTTGCAGTTGATATTCAATAACTCTTTAGATACGAATCAGCCTTTTTATATGATTAATTATGATGAGGCGCTAAACGTATTTCAGGGTGATGATATGACTTGGTGGCATGAGCGGGGTGATCATTTTTCAAACTATAAAGTATATGCGAAGAATAAAAACGGACTAGACCCATATTATTATGAATCTACAAATAGCTCCTATACTCCTGAATCTGTGGCGATATTATTCTTTTCAGGAACAGTTGATTTTAACTATTTCTTAAATTATTCCGTAGCTTATGCTGATATATCCTATGTTTTTCCTGGATATGCATACGGAAATTACACCTTTGCCTCTAATAGTACATCTAGTTTATTGAGAATACCTAGTAGCGTAACAGATACATCAGCTATATATCCTACAAGCGATGATATAATATTCAACTACAATTTAATAGATTCGGCTTCTGGGGATCTAAATGCTCTAGTAATAACTCCAACGGGGATCAATACTAC